CTCGGATATTCTTAAACGTGAGCAAGATGGCCTGACCGCCCATCACCATCTCGTCGCCCATGCTGGTGGTCTTTTGAAACGCTGCGGCCATGTCGTAGAGTTGCTGCGATGTGTAGCCCGCAGCGCTGCCCGTAGCTTTTACAACTCCAGCCAGGCGCACCTCCGCTTTTTCTTGCTCCATCGCCAGGCCAACCACTTTTTTCATCCCAGCAACCAGACCTGCAAGTGCGGCAACTGCACCCATCACTTTCCCTCCCATAGCCGAGAGGGATGCGCCTGTCTTTTTGCTAGCAGTGCCCATGCTTGTTACAGACTTATTGACCCTGTTGATTTTGCCACTGGCCTTGTCTTGGGCCTGAATTACTAGGTTGACTTTTTGGCTAGCCACGTCTCATTTTCTCCACTGTTGCTAACACCTTCCAAGCAGTCGGATTTTGATTGCTCCAATCGACCAAATTCATCTTGCCTCTGTGCACGGAGGAACTCACCGCACGGTATACGTTCAACGCTGCTCCCATCCTAGCAACCAGCCCCAAAGGTTGGTCTAACAATCCTCCACTCTCCGGTAGCGCACCCCACTGGTCGCACTGTAAAGCCAAATCCAATTCAGCCGGCATACCGCCTTTGCCATAGCCCTCGGCATAATCGGCAGCAGCCAGCACTAGGGATTTGGGATTTGGCTTGCCTCCAAGAGATGGGTTGCCAACTCCTCGGCCAACCAACGCGCCTGCGCAGGAGTGAAATCCAGTGGGTCAATTTTCTTATCCTCAAACCACTTTCCATCCACAGCGGCTTTCAATACCGCATGCCACTGCTCAGGCCCAGTCGCGCCGTTCATCTCTTGGAGTGCCTTCCAATAGGGTACAGCTTGGCGTTGAGTCAGTTCTACAGTCTCAACGTCAACGCCAAGCTCCACGTTTTCGAANTTGGGCATTACTGCGTGCCAACCGTCAACGCGCCGTCACCCTGTACNCCNATTGANACNGTTACCATNCCNTCATAAGGTATCCCGAAGTCAACGCTTGTAACGATNCAGTTGCCCGATAGCTTCAGCTCACCTCCGCCTGTACCCTCTGGGCGCAGGTCAATATCGCCCTCTGTGCCAGGCAAAATCTCGGTGTCGAAGAGGTCTGTTGCTCCATCATGGAGGACTTCGATGGAACCAGTCCAATCTTTGGTGGTGGTCATGTACTGCTTGACCGTACCGCCAGCAGCGGTTGATTCCACCGTGTCGATTGTGTGGTTGATGGTCGCGCTCCGAACATGCGTCAGCGTGTTGCTGTTGACTATCGCAACCAATTCTCGCCCTGTGTAAACTGCCATATCTATTCTCCTGTCTCACTTTTTTTTGGCGCGGGTTTGTACACCCGCTTTTTCCGCACTGTGCCCTTCGCCAGCATCTGCTCCAGAGCCTCTTCACTCAAGTCGGCAGGCACCGGCTTTCCCGCTGGTACCACGCTCCCATCCTCTCGTATCAGGTTGCGCAGCAAAACGTAACTATCCATATTCACCTCCGTGAACCCTTCGTGAACCCTTGTTGAGGCAACAGCAAGGAGGAGACTGCTGCCCCAACACCCGCTCCCGACCTCATCCGGCAACCTCTCTAACAGCCATGGCCGTGAGCACTCCATACCAGAACTCGCCTGACCCTGGAGGCCACTCATATACGCTCCGCGTTGCGGTTGCGCCCGTGATATCGCAATTCGTGTATATGCCCCGATTGCTCACCAACGCGCCCAAGATTGCGTCTGAATAACGTTGTTGGTCAGGCAGCTCATCCATGCGTCTACTCAGTCCTACATTCTCGATGAGGCACAGCTCAACTATTGAATGGGTATATTCCACGTTGATAGTTGTGGCTGAGAAGTCCATCGTGTCCGTGTTACCGCCCTCGGTTGTCACGCCCACCAGTCTGATAGGAGCGTCAGCCGCTCCTACACTCGTTGGTATCTCGTTGATGTCTGTTCCTGTGGGGGTTATTGTGCCACCGGCCTCTGCCGTATACGACACGCTGAGATTTGCGATAGCGTCATTGACCAAACGAAGGTTGCTTGCCATCAGAGGGTATTCATCACGAATGGGTCAAGCATTCGCCTCACATCAGAAGGTATACTGCTCGGCAAGATGGTCACTCCATCTACTATGAGCGGCCTGTCCACGTCTGAGTTTGTATCACGTTGCCGATACAGGAACGCACTCAACCGTTTAGCGGCCATGACTATGCTATTGGGGGCACTGGTAGAGTACCCCCAATTGGCTACTATGGAGATGGCATTTTCGCTGTCACCATTGGTATCGCCCTCCCAAAAGTTGTTGGAACTCCCCAGCATGGTCAACCCGTAGTAGGGCGCAGCATTACGAGGCAGATATATGTAATCAGTATCCGCTGTCAGGGATGTTCCATCCCCGTTCGTCACTGATGTTATAGCAGCCGCCTCTAGGCCTTGTCCAAAATAGAGACTGCGACCAGACACGTCACTTCGAGCATCAAACCTTTTTTGTCGCCGTGCTGCTCGCATCAAACACGCGGTGCGTGTAATCCTCTATCATGGACTGAGCCGCTGATATCAAATCGCCTATGAGGGCATCATCTCCGGAGGAGGAAATGCCCAGATAGGTTTTGACATCAGTCGTTGATACTAGTGCCACCCTGCGCCGCCCTCGCTTTTGGCTTGGATTTGGCTGTTTCAGCCTGCCCTGCTCGTATCACATCCGCGGCGAACTCGTCGCTCACTTCCTGCACATCACCTTCACGCATCAGCACCAGCTTGTTTTTTCTGCCTGCATCTGGGCCTCCAAAAGAGGTAAGTGCTTTTATTGTTTTCATATTGCCTCCGTCTGTTTTGCCTAGGGTTTAGGCGTTCTGTGCGAACTGAAAGGCCTCAGCCTGCAGCACGGCTCCGCCAAAACGTATGTTCACATAGTACCCAATTTGCCCCGTGTTCTGGAACAAGTATGGGTTCCGCGACACCACGATTTCGTTGCGCTCAACGATGCCGTAGTACTTCCAATTCCCGACCACGATTACAGACCGACCAGACGCCATCGCGAGTATTTGGCTGCTCGTGTATACCGGCGCACCGTACAACACCTGTCCAGCTCCACGTGTTCCCGAGCCCATTGGGGTCGGCATGAACATGAAGTTGTTACCAGTCAAACCACGGATTACTGCTAGAGTTGACTGGTTCGTCGCCCACGCCACTGCGTCGCCTTCCTGCGCATATGCGCCTGGCAGCAGGAAAAACAGCTCAGGTATTTCACTGGCCACGATAGTCGTTGCACTGTTGAGGGTCAACGCTGCTGTCCCACCAACAAGGACACCCTGCGGCTGCGATGAACCCGTGCCCTTGAGGAAGTACTCATTCTCCACGTCTGCGGCTGAACGCGCCCACATGTCCCCGAGGAACCCTTCGAGGTTGGTCTTCTCGTCGGCGAGTAACTCGTCACTAACCTTGGTGAGGTTCGTGAACTTGTACACCTGAATGGCGTTGCTGGTGAAGGTCGGCTCAGACTGATTCGCTGCGCCTTCTTCAGCCGTGAGTGCAAATCCGCCCGTCGCGTTTTCGGATGGCACCTGCACACTGTCCACGGTGGTCTGGATGACCATCGCTCCAGCTGCGCGAGCTACGCTGAGGTCATCGCGCTTGGCAATGATAGTCTCATGCAAACCCTGCGGAACCAGTACACCACCCTCGGCGGCTGTGCCTTCTTGCAGCGCAGCTTTGAGGTTGCTCTTGGTGTAGTAGTTACTGGAGCCTGTCTTCACCCAGTGCATGAAGGCGTCACCGCCGTCGTGGTCACCGCCCATCTTGGTTTCCTTCTTGACTGGCGGGTGCTTCGGTGAGAATGCCGCCGCGCTCCGCGCTCTCACTCTCCCACGCATTCTTGACTGCATCCTGAGCAGCCATATTCAATTCAGCCTTCAGCGCATCCATGTCAACGGTTGGTGCCTCTGGCTTCATTTCCTCGGCCACCTCTTCAGCGGCCTGTTTCTCATTGGACATTTCAATCTCCTGTATTGTATTTTTGTAACTATCCGCGTCAGCGTTTGGCTCCACTATTGTCTTTGGCTCGTTGCCCTGTACAATAGTCTCTGGCTGTCTCGCCTCATCGGGAATCACCTCAGCAATAGCACCTATTGTTTTCAGGTGCTCAAGGGTTAGCGTGCGTGGCTCTGCGGGCATTGGGGTGACTGACAACTCGTATATCGGCCAGCGCTTGATATTGCCTTCCAACCGCTCGACTAGATGGGCCACCGCTCCGGTGCTGTACCCTAGTTTGCCCGCTTGTATCAGCTCCAGGACTTTCTGCGCATAGGAGCGTGCGCGCTCAATCTGCGCCTCCATCCAAATACCCTCGTCAAGTTCATCGACCTTTGTCACCCTGCCCAGAACGCTCTTGACCTCTCCCATTGCGTGGTCATACAGCACTGCCGGCTCAGGTACGGTCTCAAGCATGTAATCGGTCTCAGCGCTGAAGGTATCTCCCTCCAAATCCACTCCTCCGTATACAACCGCCATGCCCCCGACTGTGAAGGTGTCTTCATCCTCTGCTTTGATTTCCAATAGGCCGCTATACCGTTTTGCCCCTCCCTCCTCTGCTTGCTCTAGAGCAGCGAGGTATGCACCGGCATCGGCCTGCTCATCATAGCACTTCAACACCTCCT